TCCCATAGCCAACCCCGATATTAGGATTTCGGCCTGGGCTGTAAGTTGCTTTGCTCGCACCATCGCTTCCGTCATCGAATGCTGCAGTTGAAATTGCCATTATTGTTCTCCTGGGGTTATGTTAATAAATTCACAATCAAGCCTGCCTGATGTTCTTGAAATAGATGTAACCATATAATATCCTCCATCTGCACTCCAAGCCTTGTTAAAAGCTTTTGTTGTAGGCATACTTGAAAAAGTACAAATATCTCCTAATTCCATATTAAATTTTGCTGGGTTTACAACCCTTGCTTTCACTATTATTCTTGGGGACACACTTAAACTCCCATAATAATTCATAAAACCATCATTCGGATCATCGCTGCTACAATCTAAATCTGCTCCTTGTCCTGATGTTAAATAATCTAAGTTGAAAACATATTTCTGTTCACTTGATGCGATGTTATAATTAGTTCTTAAAGTTGAATCGTCATCAGTTACCTGAGATCTATATCCATTTTTGGCTGGGTGCTTGTTATAATTTACTGTAATATCCATAATCATATCTGAAATTGGAGTATGTGAAACCTGGACATCATCTAAATCGTTTTTATCTAAAGTGACATCAGCCGAAGAATATGAATCTTTAGCAAAGATATATTTCAAAACTCCAGCTGCTGAAAAAGTATAGCAAAAGCCACCTTCAAATGCGAGTTTATCTAAAATTCGCTTTATAGGTTTGGATTTAGTTTCCCATAATCTACCTTGCCAATCTTTTGCAGAATTCAAATCTGAATATCCAACAGGCGTTGCAGTTAGCCCTAAATATCTATGGCAAATATCTCTATGGAATTCATGAAGTTCTGTTAAAGTAGTTCCTCCTGAGCTGTCCCAATTTGAATTTGCAGCTGGGCCATCTGTGGCCGAATAAACTTCATCTTGCTCGTCTCCATAAATATAATAAGATACATACATCTCGTATAGCCTTACTTCAAAAGAATAAGATTCCGTTCCTAAAGTATTATGAGCAAAAGCTATTGTTAAAGTTGCGGAAGTTGTCCCTGTGTCAATATCTGTTACCTCAGCTGTCGTGTCTGAAGTCGTAGATGTATGAGTATTCGCATCTGACTGACCATCGGCAGTTAAAGTTACAACTACACTTCTATCTGACACACCAGAGCTTGTTTGAACTTTATATTTAGCTATAAAATTACTTTTAGAATGAGTCGATGTTATTCCGAATGTAAAAGTTTCTGTTGCAGATTGAACACCAGTACCACTACAAGTGATCGTTGTATAGTTAGTTAAATTTCCATCAATGCAGTTTGCCCCATTAGATACAGAAATGCCACTAACAGTCGTACTCGATTGCGAGGAAGCTTGTTCATAATAGTTTTGGAAAAATTGATTTGGAACAGTAAAAGTCTGAGCTGCTCCAGATGTTGAAGTTGATGAATCGGCTGAAACGTATGGAATATATTTATCATATTTAGTAGAATATTCAGCAGCATTAACATTGGAAAGGTTTGATGTTCCTACTTGGTCAATAAATTCACTCGAAGAATCATAAGGAGCTGGGTGATAATTTGTATTTGTGTAATTGCCTGTAAAATTAGCACTTGAGTTTCCCGTATAATCTCCATAAACAAGTAAGCCTACATTTTTTGCAGACGTATATTGATTAGGCAAAGGAACATTATCCCAGGGCATTTTTGCTACAATACTTAAGGAAACCGAATTTTCATTATGAGTCATCGACTCTAATCTACCTGTATAAATTAATGGCACATTATTAAGGTTCGCTACTGTTCCAGATTCTAAACAGGAATAGACTCTAACTTCTCTATTCAAGTAATGATGAGTCCAGAATAAAAGTGTATCGCTGGTTTCGTCTGAATTGTCAATTTCTAAAGTTAGATTTGAAAGAGAGGAAGTAGATTTAAAAATATTTATAGATTCTCTTATTGAAGGGGTATTCAAAATCCTTCCACTATAAGCAACACTATTTACAGTTTGGTCAAAAAAGGAATAGTATTTTTTATTGCTTCCCCCAGAATCGTCTATTTGAACAAGCCAATTCTCTCTCATTCCTGAAGTTGGCGACCAAGAACCTTGACTTAATGCCATTTATGCTAATCCTAATTTTGTGACTTTTTGTATTTCTGGGATTATCGTATCACGAACAAATTCTTTATTTGTAACTGGGCCAAGGAAATTAATTGTTACTCCTCCTTTGGCTTCGGCAGAAGGTCTGCCCTGGGGAGTTACTTGAACTCTTTCTGGTCCAGCCTCCCCTGCCATAATTAAAGTCGGTTGAGATACCATTTCATCGATTCCAAATTGAGCAAACTTGATAGACCTAACTCCTGCTTTCGCAGCTTCTAATGCGGCTAAAGCTGCAATCGCAGTTCCAATCCCTATTGGTCCAGAAAACGTAAAAGTCAAAGCTTTACTAACAGCTTCCGAGGCTAATATAACCCCTTGCATCGCTGACATTAACTGAAGAATGAATCCTTTAAAAGCTTCCCCTGCTCCAAGATCTGGATCAAAAGTTGTTTGCAATGCTCCAGAAAGCATATCAGCCATTTGGACTTGCTGATTCATAGCTTTGGAGTGAGCATCTGTTTTGTCTTTTAACATTCCTAAGGCTTCGGCTTCTAAAGGATAAGATGCTATAAACCATTCTGTATATTTTTTTTGTTTTTCTTGGTTTTCTAAATTAATTTTTTGCTGGTCTATAAATTCAGCATAAGAACCTTTTAAAGATTCAAGATATGCTTGTTCAGTTTCGTTACCACTATACAAGTCTTTTATAGTCTCTAACCAAGAAATATTGCTTTTTACTACTAAATTTCCAGCCTCGGCTCTCTTTTTTAATTCTTCGGCAATCTTCATCGTTACGTCTTGAAACATTCTTTGAATGTCTAAGCCTTGACTTGTATCCTCTGATAGCTTAGAAAATTCCTCGCCAAGAGCCTTTAATTCTTCAGCAGTTTTTTTAGTTAGATCTGCATTATTTTCTAATATATCTGTCGCTTGCTGAAAAGCTGCACCGTCTCCAACAAATAATAACCCAACTTGTTCTTGTGTATTTTCGGCAATTTCCTGGAGGCCTTTCATTTCTTTAACGACTTCGCTAATGCCAGCGACAATTGTAGTAAACACAATCACAGGCAAAGCTTTTGAGAACGCCAATGCTGCTACATTAGCCGAGGTTTGGGCTACAGTATAAATCCCTAAAGCTGCAGAAACAGTTCCTAAAGAAATTGAATAGGCGATAATATCTTCGGCATCAATACTTCCAGCGAATGCCGAAAAAGTATCTGCTGCTTCTTTAGCCAAAGGTAAAACAATAGATCCAAATGTAACTTGTAAATCGGCTAAACTTGCATTAAACCTTCCAAATGAATCAACACTTGACTCAGTTACTCCCCCAAGCCTATCAAGGTTTTCTGAACCTACCCTCAAAGTTTCATTTACAAATGCTTGCTTCTTTTCTTGATCTGTTAATTGAGATGCGGTTTTGCCTATTGATTCTGCATAACTTTCGTTGGCTGTTTGCACATCAACTAAAATGCCTAAATTATCAAGCATTAATTTTGATTGCCTACCTAATCCTGTAACAATCGAATTCAACATAAAGTCCATAGATTGTCCAGTTGCTTGAGCAGCACCTCTGGCAACATTCAACATTTCATCAAAGCGTTCTAACGGCAGGCCTAACAATGCGGCTTCGTTAAATTTTTGCATCAATTCCATTTCTGAAATTGTGCCAGCAGTTGCTTTCTTCATAGCCTGAAGCATTTTATCAGGTTCTTTAGCAAGGTTGCCAAAAGACCTTCTGACAGTTTCAGTTTGAGCTGCAAGCTTGGCGAACTCGATAGCTTTTAACCCAGCTTGAACACTTGCAAATCCAATCGCAACTGTTTTCGCAGTTTTGGCTAAACTGCTAAATGAATTGTCTAATCCTTCAGCATCTTTTTTGCCTTTATCTAACCCTTTAGTCCTAAAGATTATATCAAATATTCTACGATTAGCCATTCTTTTTACTTTCGTTCTTATTTATTTGATTCAACTCGTTTTCTATAATTGTCCAGCAGTCAAGCCGGAATGCAGAAACATCATCTAAAACCCCTGGAGATATATTCCAGTTTTTAATCCAATGATATTCATTCATAATATCTGCCATCCAATTCTTAAGTAAAAAAGAAGGAGAGGCGAACAATGGAACAAGATCGTATAACAATTGGCCCACAGTTCTTGTTTTTGAAGTCTTAGCAAGTTCAGCAATAGCTTCAACTTCTTCCCAAATATTCGCCTCATTTCTAAATTCCTTATATTTCAGCGATAAAGGGGACTGAGCATTATACGGTAATTCTTCAAACCTTTCGACAGGCTCAAGATCATAATAAGTTGCCCAGACAAAGAAACTCAATCCCCATCTGCGTTTTTTTCTAACCCCATGTAATTAGTAAAAACTTCTTGCAAAACTTGATCAACTTCTACCATTGAAAGATCTTTAAAATCTTTTTCGGTTAAACCTGAAATTTCTGCAACTTTTTCTAATACATCATAATAATTATCAGGATTAATCTTGCCGTCCCAAAATGCTTTTGCATTTAAACGGTGCAAGCTCCTTCGTTCTTTATATGTGATGTCTTTTACCTGATATTCTTTATCAAGTGCTTTTACTTTCATTCTCTCTACTCCTTTATTTTATCAAGGACTTACGTCTATTTCATATAGTTTTTCTGTAGTAACCGCAGTTCCTTCAAAACCTACCTCGAGCATCATTCCTTCTTCCGCACCTTCAATAGATAAATTGTGGCTTGTTAAGACTGCTTGAGGAACACTAAATCCAATAGCTCCAGAACCTATTGCAGCATCTGCAAATAAAACTGCTGCAACTGCACCAGCAGTCGTTGCTGGGTTTTGTAGAACTGTCGCTAAAAATGCATCTGAATTTTCATCATATAATACATTCATTGTTCCGCTACAGGTAACTTCGCCAGCTCTTGAATATCCTTGAGCATCTCCGCTTGCATCATAACCGACTCTTACACAAGGATTATTTATATCTAATGAAAACGAATTTACAATAACTGCAACACTATCTATTGTTTTTGTTGTGCAATCATATAAGCTTTTTACAAAAGTTGTTTCAGTACCGCTTGGCGAAACACTTGAAGAGGCTGTACTTACAGTATGTCCGCTCATAAAAGTTCCACTTGCAATTAATCTTCCACCAGAAGTTCCAGCTTCCATTCTAAGGTTTAAGCTTGTTAATGCAGCATCTTGCATAACTCTATCTTGACCAGCTTCTTTATTTGAATCT